AGGCCGCACTACTAGGGCCTTTCTTAATAAGTCTTGCAAATCTGGCTTTAAAAGATGCTCTTTTATCCTTATCAGCTTGTGATTCTCCTTTTCTTGGCGGTTTATTATCTGCACCTTGCATACCAAATCTTATCAGTTTTTCTTTGCCTTTTATTTTGACTACAACTGCACCAGCTTTTCCTGATTTATGTCTTGGAGTTTTTATTGGTTTATTTAAACCTTCAAAAACATGACCTCCTTTTTTGATTGTCATTTACCCTTCCTCTTCATTGCCATATTGTGTGCCTCAGTAAATGAAACCCCTTCTCTCATCTTGCGTTTCATATATTCCATGTGAGCCTTTGTATGCCCATGTGTTTCTTGATGTTTTTTAAGGGTGTTCTTTTGTCTAGTAGTTAGTTTCATTTTTTCTTTTTCTTTTTCTTTGGATTTTTAAGTCTATTTTCATGAATGTCAATATCTGCTTTTCTAGCACCTCCATCACCTGTTACAAAACTGCTTACACGACCCATTGACCAAGAACCAACAGAGGTATTTCTTGATCCACTGCTTAAATATGCAGCAACACCTCTTTCATAAACTTTTCTTAAATCTCCTATTGTATATCGACTCCTATCGGCTTTGTTTTTTAAAGCGGTAGTGAGTGCATCTGCTTTAGAAGTTTTTTTAGCGTTTGGTGCTTTTTTTACGTTTTTTCTTTTTTTTGGTGGCATCTTGGGCAACTCGTGATTTGGATACAGCTTTTATATCAATTTTTTCACCACGCTTGTAAGCTTCGGCAGTTCTCTTGATTTCAGCAGCTTTCGCTGCCTTATCCTTTGCTCCAGACAGATATTTTTTGGGT